GTAAGTCTGTGGTCCGTTCAAAACTCACACTCGAAGTGCCGATCGAAGTGCTTGATAGCACGACCGGTTTGTACTCTTATCCCTCCTCTATGCGTTTTATCGTAGAGGTGATGGTGCCTAAAGACGCAGCGGCTGAACAGCGTGATAATATCGCTGCTTATCTGAAGAACTTTGTGGCTCATGCCACTATTCAGAGTTGCCTTGCTGACCTTGATGCACCGTTTTAGGAACTAGGTTTAATAACCTCCTGAGGATAGCTATGTCATCTTTAGATGCGTTGCGAAAAGCTGAAAGCGACGCTACCGTTGAACTGGAGCTAGCTTTAAGCATGTGTGAGCGAGCAAATACGCCGCACTCACTTGCCATTTCGATGGCAATACAGTATGGTATGTGGAAAGAGTTAAAGGACATGAGTCCTACGCCGGAACACTACCTCCTCGATGGTACGCTAGTTGCGAGCCAAAGCACTATGTGCAATGGCACCCGCTCGCGTTGTTTGCCCTTATTATCGGGTATAGCACAGTTTAAAACTGATCGTCAGGTCAGCCGGATGCTCGTGAAGAGCAACCTGCTAGATACTGGTCTGGACACGAAGGCTGAAGCCCTAAAGCTTTTTTGGGATATTGAGAAGCAACTCGAAAATCGAGATAAGCTTCCCCCCTTGAAAGCCCCATGGTTATTAAGCTTAAGTAACCAGATTAATGACTTTTTGTCGAAAGACGGGAGTCATTTCCTCACACCTGAGGTGCTGGAGGATATCCTTGAAAGAGGAAGACTGGGACCGGGTAGTACAGCAACGCTGAGCGCCCGAAAGCCGCAATCCGAAAAACTGAGGTGTCAAACCTCGTATAGCCCCCAACTCGAGCCGTTCTTGCCCTTCATTAAGAGGGGTTTGTGGGACATGGATCAGCCTAAGGCTGAACCTGTCTACGGTATCGAGATAAAAACGGTACCTAAGACTGCGTATATCGATCGTACAGTTGCGGCTGTTCCAGTTGCTGATATGTTTTTGCAATTGGGGTTGGCTTCTATACTAGAAGATCGTCTACGTGATCAAGGGATCAATGTCCGCGACCAACAACGGAATGCTAATTTGGCGAGTCGGGCGAGCGAGCTAAAGCTTGCTACAATCGATTTATCGTCTGCTTCTAGTTGGTTCTCCGAGAGAAATCTGGAAGGTATACTTCCTCCTGATCTGCTGCACTTTGTGGACCTAGTAAGGCCGCATTATGTAGTAGATAGCGTAGATACAGACCTTAAGCATCGTTTTTATAATTGGATGCCTATGGGATGTGGTCATACTTTTAATTTAATGACCCTGTATTTTTATGCGTTGGTATGCATTTGCGTACCAAAAGGTGCTCGTATGTACTGCAGCGTGTATGGGGACGATATTATCCTTCCCCAAGCATATGCTCCGGTACTCATTGATCGCCTCGAATACCTTGGTTTCGAGGTGAACCGATCGAAGAGCTTTCTAAACGGAGAGTTCTTTGAATCCTGCGGTACAGAGTGGCTCGCGGGCCACGACGTACTCCCTTTCTATTGTAGAAAGAAGGCCGTAGTGGATGACGAAACCGGTAGTACCGGGATTGCGATTCCATACCGTGTGCAGTTAGCTAATAAGCTCCGCCAGTGGTCCATTATAAAACAGGATCCACTTGGTGCTCTTTCATGCGACAAGCGCTGGTATTCTTGCTGGGACGCCCTAACAAAGGTCGTTCCGAAGGAAATGCGTCCTCCAGTTCCTTTTCATCTGGGCGATGTTGGTTTGATCACCTCATTGTCTGAGAGCAGGTTGAGACCGTCCGAAAGGGCGGAACACTCAACGTGGGAATTGGTTTATGACATCAAAACGTTACGGAAGGTGCAAAACGTGTGGGAAAATCCCGATCCGTTCGCATACCTTCTTTGGTTGATGTCACGCAGGCGAGCTTTCGAACCTAGCTACTCCGGTTTATGGACCAGCGCACAGACTACGCGCGGGTTTGCGAACGTTGGAGATGCGACATGGGTTTTTCTGCTCGAGACTTTTGTACTGAACGACTCCGTCCCTGT